AATAGACTTTTGACCAACAGACAGAAAACCTTTGCAGAGCTATATGTCGAGGGCATTTATACAAATAAAGAATGTGCTATTCGTAGTGGATATAATGAAAGTTCTGCTAAAGTCCATGCATCTAGGATGCTAAATGCAAGAGAATATCCTCATGTTGTTGAATACATCGAAGAGTTAAGACAACTTCGAGAAAGAAAATATGGTGTCACGTTAATGGGTCAATTAAAAAGGTTTCATGAATTAAGTCATGGAGCAGAGCAACAAGGTCAATATAGTGCATCCGTCAACGCTGAAAAAATTCGAAGTGCATTAGGTGGTTTGACTACTGATCGAAGAGAAAATGTTCATACTCTTGATAACCTAACACGGGAAGAAATTGTTTCAAGATTAGCTGATTTACAAAAACAATACCCTCAAGTATTTATTGAGGGAGATTTTAAAAAAGTTACAGATGACAACCGAAAAGAACCTTTGGCTAAGAGTTAAAAAAAATCTACCACATGATTGTTATGCCACACGAATAGAAAATCGTATGGGTGGAGGTGTACCCGATGTCTATATTATTTGGAATGGACTCGCTTTTTGGATAGAACTTAAGATAACCAAGGATAACAAAATAAGGTTATCTTCAAATCAGATCGCTTGGAATACCAAGCATTCGCTCAATTTTGGGTTATCGTACATCTTGGTTCAACGGGTCGGGGAGGGTAGCCTATTTTTATTTCGGGGCGATGATGCTCGGGAATTGGCTACTAATGGACTAAATACAGAGCCTATAATCAAGGTTTCGGGTTCGGGATTCGGGGATATTTTCGGGGCGATTCGGGAGTCGGGGATCAAGCACCTAGAAACAGTAATAAAGAAACATAAACAAGGCGACTAGGTTCTTGGATCTAGAATCTAGAATGTTGGATATAAAAAAAGAGGCTCAAGGCCTCTTCATTAATGTGTTTTAAATATTATTGATTGTGATTTTTGATTCCAACAAAGGCCACACGTCCCACAATTTGCGGTTTTATTTTCTTGTACGGGACATAATATAGATTTACCTTTTACTGGTTTTACTATATCAAAAGAATTTGCGGAAAATGGGTTATTTAAATCATTACTAAATCTTATATGTGAATGTTTACTGTAATTTAATTTAATAATTTCTTTTGCTATATCTCTAGATAGATCAATTTTAGAATTAATGTTATTTGCAGTATACCCATAAATAGCAATATTTTTAAATGTGTTTAACATTATAGACCAAAATTTTACATATTTGACGTTAAAAAAATCGCCTAGCACGTGCAAACGAATCAATAACAATTGATTTGTAGAATTTAACAATTCATTATAAATTCTTTTTTGTAATAAATTTTGATTCTCATGACTAATGCGGTGAGCAAATGGCATATTGTTCCCGTAACAATCACCCCAATGTATGCAATCTGCGGGACATGTTTCACGTTCAATTAAAGTTACTGTTTTTAATTTATAGTTATTGTACATTCCCTTGATAACTTTTTTACCAAGTTTAATGTTTTTACTATCTTTTATTATTTTGAATTTATATTCATCTAGATCATGAATATTTTTTTTATATATAGTTGTAGTAAGCATTTTTAATACCTCATGTAATTGTCCTATGTAGTATATTATTATTTCGGATATTATGCAAACTTAAAATTTTGATCGGGTTCGGGTTCGGGTTCGGGTTTCGGGGTTTCGGGGTTTCGGGGTTTCGGGGTTTCGGGGTTTCGGGGTTCGGGAGTCATACAATAAAACATAATAAACTATGTGTTGGTGCGCCAACTAATATGATGTCCAGGATATTTGCAGCAGCTCAAAAATTTTTAAATTTAATAAAATAAAAAGTTTAAACGTGCCTTATTTATGCCTTATTTCCTATGTAGTCTAAGACTACATAAGACAAACATGGAGTATAAATTATGTATAAAATAAAGACTAAATATAAAACTGATAATCTTATGAGTTTATCAGAATTATTAGATAGCATTAAAAATATTAATGTTTCTGATATTCCTACTAATAAAACAAATTTTGATTTATTAAATCAAATAGCTAACAAGCTTAAAAACAACCATAAACAATTTGAAAAGTTATGTATTACAAATAAAAAATGTAAAAGAAAACTTACTGGAAAAATTATTTATGTGGATGGTTATAACTATCCACAAAGTTTTTTAGATTGGAGTAAATAATTATGAAAACGATATTAATAAACCCAAAATTACAAACTATAAATTATGTTGATTATAACGGAGATTATAAACAAATTTATAAATTTCTAGAATGTAGTACTTATTCTGCAATTTATCCTTTTGAAAAATCATTAGATGCTCTTTTTCATGATGATAACGGATCATTAGGTAATTCAAATTATTATTTCAAATTTACTTATGATGATGGCTATCAGTCATTAATAGGTGGTAATGGTTTAATTATAGGATGCGATGATAAGGGAGAAAGTAAACACGCTGAAACATCAATAGATGAAATTAAAAAGCGTGTCACCTTTATAGGTAACCAAGAAATTGTTCATGGTCAAAATGGAATAACTTTATATCCATTACCCACAATATTAAATGATGATGATCTAGAACTTTTTACTGATGAAGAAATTTCAATAATGGCTAAAGATCATGATTAAGTTTATTAAAAATTATGGAGTATATATAGCTGAGATTATCTCAGCTATATTACTATTAGTTATTATCTATTATGCTTTATGGTTTATATGCTTAATAGACGATGCATGTTATCAATTAAATTTTATGGAGGTAATTTAAAATGACAAAATTTCTAGACGATAGATTAGGGGAGATATTTAAAACTCCTAAACAAAGAGAAGAAGAAAGAGAATATAAAAAAGAATATGATGCTTTTTTTGCTCAAGCTTTAAAAGATTTTGAAAGATTAGGATTTATTAAGGTTGAAATTCTAGATCGCCAAGGTCTAGAAAATTATCTTAAAGATTATGGCAATCTTAAAAACTAATAAAAAAGCTCAAAAATTTTTATTAATGCCATCCGATTGGGTGGCATTTTTTTTGGGGGTAACTTTGCATTATCAAAAGCATTTATAAAAAAATCTTTTGACCCCGACCCCCGATTTGGGGCGGGTGTTTTTACAGACACACACATAAAATGCTAGTCTGATAAATTTATTTGGAGGTATTTTCATTGGGTTGCCCCCACCCCCTTTTTCTGATACTTTTACTTAGTTGGAGTCCCAGAGGCAAAAATTTATGTACGATCTAAATCATTCTGGTTTTCATTTGCTTGGTGAAGTCATGGAGATGGCATCCAGATTCCCGTTCTATAGCAATCAGCGCATAGCAGAATTACGCAGAAAATTTTTACCTGCGATAATGCATGGCAAGATAAGACTGTACCGCAGTCAAAATATCCTTGTTGGCTTTGCCACATGGACGTTTCTAACCAAAGACGAAGCGGTCAATAGAACATTTAATCATGATGCGTTTGCTAGGAACAATGGAGATCAAGTCTGGGTTGTTGACATGTGCTCCCAAAATAATGTACTTTATATTGCAAGAGATATGAGAGCATTTTTGACAGAGAATATCATGAAATATACTGGTCATAAACGAGCTTACTGGAGCAGACCAAACAAAATCAGCAACGCAGGAAGGATAGATCATGGGCGATAGTGGTGCAGAAGACACAAGTGATTCTTTAAGTGATTCCGATTTAGATCAAATTGCAAGAGATGCTGAGGCAATTGAAGCACAAAGGGATGGTGGCAGAAGTAACATTGCTGGTTCTAGTAGTTATGATGCACAATTCACTGCTGATCAATTAGAGAATAGAGGTTTAGATCCTCAAGGATTTATGTCACCTTCTAATTTTGCACAAACCACACAAGGTGGAGCGGGTGGTGATGACACAACATCCACTGCTGAAGATTTTATAGATTCAACTGGTATTAGTGTTCCGACAATACAAGCAGCAGACACCACACCTACATTTTCTGGTGTTGGTGTATCTGATGTTTTTGATCCAATGACCATGCAAGCACGATCAGACACAATGGTCGAGGCACTAGGTGCAGCACCCACAACTACACAAACACGAGATTTAACTCCTGAGCAAAAAACTTTTGCGGGATTATCAGATGTTTTAACTAGGGGATTGAGAGATCGAGCACCCGAACAAACGAAACAACAACGGGGTCTTCAAGCTGTTGCTCAAACTTTAGGTCAAGCGAAAGAAAAAAAAGCGTTAGATCCAAGAGGCATTGACTTTGGTGTAACTGACGCTCCAGTTCTAAGCACAGTTGGAGATGACTTTGGTCCTGCATTAGATATGGCTGATAGATCAAACATGGCTAACATTACAGAAACTGCACTTGGAGCAAGAACACCAGGTGCTCAAACCACGGCCACTGGAATTACAACTACAACTGGTGACGCACAATTTGGTGTGCCGCCTGGCAGATTGCAAGCTGAGTTTGGTCCGAGGGTTGCTTCTTTAGCGGGCGGTTTAGATGAACAAAAAACTGCGGATATTGCTGATTTAACAAATAGGCCTGGCATTGGAACTTTACTTGGCTTACCAAGTTTTGCAAGAGGGGCAGCTAATTTTATAGGTCAAAAGTCTCGAGATAGAATGGCTGAGGCTATTGCAAGAGGTAGAACAGATCCATTATTTGGCAAAGGCACTGATATTACGGATGCTAATTTAATAAGAAATGAACAAGGTCAAGTTGTTGGTATCAGAGATAATCAAGGTAACTTGATCGAAGGCATGGATCCAAATGCACAAATGCAACAAGGTGATTCAGAAGAAGTTAAAAAAGCACCACCCAAAGCACCGACTGATCCGTGTCCCGAGGGTTATCAACTTATTGACGGAAAGTGTACATTAATGGAAAAACCAGTTGATGAGGGAACTGGATTTATAAGATTTCCTACAGATAGGACTCCACCTTTTCAAAAGGGACCGTTCACACCTGCGACTGTAGCTACTGATCCTAAAAATATTACGCCCTTGAACCCTGTAACTTTTAGACTATCAGATATATTTAGAACATAATGCGATACGACACACTTCCAGACGAGGCGTTAAAAGAATTTTTGATGCTCAAGGAAGCTGAAGCACGACTAATTCTTCGTGAAAAGGCACAGAATAATTTCATGCCTTTTGTTCATCATGTCTATGAGAACTTTATAGAGGGTCGTCATCATCTTGAGATAGCAGAAAAACTTGAGAAGGTAGCAACTGGCGAGATTACAAGATTGATTGTTAACATGCCACCGAGACATTCAAAGTCGGAACTTGCATCTTATTTAATGCCTGCGTGGTTCTTGGGCCGTAATCCTAAATTAAAAATTATTCAAGCCACGCACAATACTGAACTTGCGGTACGATTTGGACGTAAGGTAAGGGATTTAATAGATTCTGAGCAGTATGGACATATATTTCCAGACACGGATTTGAAAGCAGACAGTAAGGCGGCAGGCCGTTGGGAGACAAGTGCGGGTGGAGAGTATTTTGCTGCGGGTGTAGGTGCTGCGGTCACGGGTCGTGGTGCGGATTTATTTATTATTGACGATCCACACTCGGAACAAGACGCAATGTCCGAGGGCAGATTGGA